CCTCGTATGTACGTTATATTGCGTTGTATAAGTTTATCTTATCCACTTAATCATTATATGTCACTATTTATATGACTTTCATCATATTTCTGTATACTACTATACACTATTGCCTTGTATTTGTCAACATTAAAATCAAGAAAAGGTCGGTACTTAATCAACTTTCGCCGTTCTTCTTTCCAGAAAAAGTCATCTTGTAACGTCTTATCCCAATAAGACAAATAGTTGTTGATAGCATCTAGTATCAACATCGTTTCGATTTTAATATCTCCACGACTATACATTTGTAGTAGCAGAGGATGTTGCTCATCTTTTACTACAAAGCATTTGTCGAACTTGTTGATGTTCTCTTCTTCAAGTTCTGAGCAAATTTCTTCTAGGTCATTAGTCAAGTTCTTTGTTAAACTCTGTAAACGACCTCTCCATATATTGTATACTTGTAGTGCTTCTTCATAAATAAAAGCACCACCCCACCGATTACCATCTACATGATTAGCAATCAGAAACTTTGGTAGTTCATCTTCACTAAACTCTTCTGCAAGTCTCTTGAAGTTAAACTGGTCAGACCTTTTATAAAAGGTTTCGTCTTTTGTCTTGACTGCACCTCTAGTCTTTGTTATATCATATCTATCTGTCGTGAAGTGTAACTTGAAAGCAAGGTACACATTAAAAGCATCAAATTCATTCATCGATAAGGTTTGCCGCATATCCATCCTACTAAACTATAACGAGTACCCTCTGTTACGGGAGTTACTCTATGAAACATAAAACTAGGGAACACTATAGCACATCCTAACTTAGGTGTCAAGACTTCTGTTCTATTTTTTTCGTGTGGTGCCCCTACTTCAAACTCAAAGTTACCACCAGTGTAATCAGTATTTAAAATGATAGAAAAACTAATCTTTCTTATTTTACCTGCTAGTTCTTTAGATACGTCATTAGAAGAGTAAGGGATGCTTCTCTGGTCGGCGTGCCAATCATAATGTTGCTTCTTACTACCTTCATACTTCGTAAACTGCAAGTCTTCTATTACATCATAATCAAAGTTCCAGTTATTGTTAACATTCTCTAAATATATCATTTGAAGTAGAGGTTTATAAAAGAATTCAGTTTGTTCATTTCTTTTGAACCATGAAACAGAACTTAGTCTATGATTTTTTATTCCTGCTTCAGAAATATCAATCTTTGCTGGTTCAATATTAGCATTGCCCATATCAATAATCTTTGCAATCGATGCATCATCTAATATACGTTTTGTTTCAGAAAATTGATACTTTAAAATCATACTGGCAACTCTGCAGTTGTTCTCGGAAGATAATGTAAATCTTGAGCATTAACTGCAACCTTCTCTTTCAATGTCTTACTGACAAACTTCTTAACATCTTCTGGTTCAAGTTCATGGTTCTCACAATAAATTAATATTGCATCCATATAATTGACTTGTTTATCTTTAACAATATCTTCAACTATCTTAGAAAATCTTTTAGGTGTCATCGGTTCTACATCATTCATTAATTAGTCCCATCTATAAAATATGTGGTCAGCAATTTGACCTACATATGTGTGTGTTTTACTCCATGAAGGACTGACATAGTGGGCATGATAATGTGTAGCACCCTCAATCAATCCATCATACCTACCTGTTAAGATACGAATTGTTAATGCGTAAATCTTTGCATATGATTTCTTATCTCTTATTCTATCTGCTTTACCATCACAGTACCACGAAAACTGACATTGATGTTTTCTAGGATAATACTTTCTTTCATCGTCTGGTAAATCTGGATACTGTTTTGTTTTCCAACTCTCTCGCATTCTAGCATCATATACAACTTCACATACAGTGTTTGGATATCTACTATCTTTTACTCTATTCAATACTACAAGTCCAACTGCAACTTGACCAGCATCAGGTTGACCTTTTGCTTCATGGTAAATATTATTAGCAAGACATATTGCAGGATTTGAACTCGGCAATACAGGTTCTGCAAGTGCAGAAAAAGAAACAACAGATAATATTGTAGTTAATAAAAATTTATTCATAAACAGATTATACTCCATTTAGGTTAGATTGTCAAGTCTTTTTTGGATTATTACCTAAGATAATATTCTATCTACCACTGCCAATATTACTACATATGAGGCGTACCCAAGCAAACTCCACAGAGTTGCAAAAAGAACCATCTCTATACTGTCAGTCTCATACCACCATTGTTTGAACTTATTCATGTTCACCGCCGTTCCCTCTTCCTAGTCCACCAAAGTACTGAGGATTGCGTCTGGCAGTTTCAAATGTTCCTACTGTGATTGCGATTGCCGCAAGTAGTAGAACATGAACTACTGCACTAATACCGAAAGCAGTCCAACTACCTACAATAATAGCAAATACAATACACCACATCCAAGCAAGTACTTGTAAGACTAAATGTCGTGTCTGTAAGTCAGGAATGTTTTTGAGTGGGTTAAAGTCAGCATTCATAATTGAATTCCAAGAATTCACAATAAAAGTTCTCATTGGATATACTCCTTGTTCAAATGTTACTTTCAAAGGGTAATGTGCATCTATAGCATCTTTGAAATCTATTGCATCATATTTGTCAACGTAGTATCTCACTACAACATGATTTTTGAAATAACCAGTTATTCTATACATCACATACCTATAATAAAATGTCACTTTTCTGTTGCAAGGTAAGTGACCAACCCCTCATTACCAGTTAGCGTTGTGAAACGAAAGAGTTCATTTCATTTGCCAGGTTACTGATATCTCCGAATGTTGGAAATGTTGGCAGTTCAGGAAACTGAACATCTAGTCCTCTTTCCAGTTCTGCAAAGTATTTCTCTTTTAGATGTCCACAGTCAGTGTGATACTGTTCTATTAGAATTTGTTTAGCACTCTCAATCATTGAGAAGCGTAAATCGAATGGATTACTCATACTATTTCTCCTTGTGTGTATGTGTGTGTCACGCATACTTGTGTATGTGTGTGTGTCACTTTTCTGTTGCAAGGTAAGTGACCAACCCCTCAGATTATGCCGCTAGGGCGTACTCTGAATGTGCAAAGTTATCGTTTGCGTTTGTAGTGTTTGACCAATTACGCAGTCACCCGACAGTTCTACTCTTTCTTATCTACGTCAGTCGATCCTATTTCGCCCCCATCATAAGCACACTAACTGTGCAATGTGTTTATGGTGGAGGCGGAGGGTATCGCACCCTCGTCCTGTCCGTCATTCAGATTGTATCAACAAACTGTAATCTTATTTATATCATACTCAAGCAACTTTGTCAAGTACTTTTTCTGAAAAATATGGATCAATATCTAAATACTTTCCCCATTCACTATAGTAGTGTCTCATACCGACTTCATCATGTATTGTACTGTTCTCATGTCTGCCATGAAGAATATTTCTCACTTCTGTACCTTCACGCATTGTTACACCTTGACCAGCAACACCAATCAAGTCTTCGTGTAAGTTACGACCAAAAGGACCCCATATAGAATTATGATGATTGATACGAGTTAGTCTTTCTTCTTTCGTATCACTTAACAACCCATATCCACGAAACTCAATCAGAACTTTATTCGGACCTAGTGGGGTCACTGCGTCTGAACGATATGCACTCCCACGGAGGTTAAAGTTGAATCCTGGAAAGAGGTCAACCATGTACCACTGGTTGGGCGGCAGATTGGGAAAAGATAATTCCCCTCTATCTTCAAATCCTGAATACTCTTCGTAATTAACAGTAAAACTACTAACATTAACATGACCGTTATCAAAAGGAATATTTTTTCTAGCGAAATATTCATCGTTGAATCCTGACACTCTATTAAAGTAATGCATGAAGTCGTGATAGAATTCACTGTTTGTGTCATGCCACAATTTATAGTTTGTATTAATCACTGCCTTATGATAGTGAAAGACTTCTAATTCTTCTGTGTCGATTGCATCTGCAATACAATCAAATGCACCTGCAGTCCATTCTTCTACTGACTGTGTGGGGTTTTCGTTTAGAGTTGTCCACACCATACCGCCGTGCTTAACTTCAGTGTATAACTCCTTATAGTCATTCATTAGGAATTCTACTCTAGTCATTGTTCCTGAAGGTGTATTAAACTTACCTGTGTTCAGATAAGTTTTAATTGTATCGCCGTTATTGACTGCAATAATATTAACGCCTGCAATTTGTGTCGTTCTAAAATTACCTGCATTTGGCATCTCTGATTTGTGACACATAGGAACCCAAACTTTAGAAAAGATTTTATCTTGTTCTTGTTGATGGATTTCAAAACTATTATAACAAGCACTACTGATTGCTTCTACTTGTGGTGCAGATGACCACTGCTTATGATTACGAGGTGGCATAGCATTCTCCTTCTGCCGTATCAAATATTTATATTATGTAGAAACGCCTGGAGTAACACCTGGTGGTTTAATACCTTGAAAAAGATTAGTATTATACTCTGTGCCTCCGCCAGAAGATATTATGCAAGTTATTCCACTTTCACCTAGAAACTCTAATAGAGTTGAAGTTCCTGTTGAAGGATTTGCTACTAGTTCAACAACAGTTCCATCTGCAGAAATAAATCTAACAACTCCTATTTCTCCATGAGATGTTTTTAGTTTTTCTTTTATTTCGTCATAGTCATCTCTGGTACACGATACTGGTTTCTGCAACCCAAACATTTCACCTGTTGCAGGAGGTGGGTTGTCATTTTGTTTTGGTTCACCATAAGCAAGACCTGCTAAAAAAGTTAGTGACCAAACTACGACACAACCTGATAAAAATATATTAGTGTTCATGTTAATCTCCTATTGCCATGTTGAATGGCATCGTAATTCTATATTCGTCTTCTTCATGTGGTGGCATTTCATGTTCTAACCAACCTGGAAAGAAAACGACTTTACCTTTTTCTGCTTCTTCTGGATACCATTCAAAATTAAATACCTGTGGTCTAGGGTCATAAAATCTTGTGTGACCGATATCATCAAAGTAAACAATCGCACATATCATATTTTTATCACCATGACTGTGCTTAGGATGCCAACACCCTTTAGGTACATAATTGAAGAAACTGTTAGCAATAGAAACTTTACGTTTTACTATTTGTCTTGCTAGTCTTTCTACACTGTGATTAAGTAATTCAGTTGCTTTACCAATATTGTGTGTAGTTTCTAAACTAGTACCATATGTAGAGAAATAATTTTTTATACCACTTTCATTATGTTTAGTATATTCAATTAATTCTTCTCTGCAATTATTTATTAAATCTTTCGGTAAAAATGCAATGTTTAACTCTGTAAAAAATAGTCGCACATTACTGACTTTGTTCCAACGACCGTCATAGTAATCAGTGTCCGTTTGCATCTTTATACCTCTTTCTTATATCAAGATACTTCTCAATGAAGTCATCTCGTTTCACTTGAAATAGTTGTGCATCATTACCTTCAACTGCCATTAGAATAGTAACAGTGTCGATAGGTATACCTGTACGTTCTTCGTACATGACTGCATACGCAGAACCTTGACAGAAATAATTTGTAATCCATTCTGCAGATTTAGGTTTGCTTGAAGTCTTAAAGTCAATGACAGATAGTCTACCATCAAACTCTGCAATACAATCTACACGACCTGCAGTCTGCAAGTGGTCAGAGTATAAACTCTTCTCTTGTAAATGAATATTATTAATTCTTTTGAGAAAAGGTTCGATAGCAGAGAACATTGACTTCTCTCCGGGACCTTCTATCTTTGGG